ACCCCCCAAATAGACCTCTGGCGGTCTGCTTATATGTTCCTGTGTTAATGTTATGGCAGTTAACCGTGTTTGCAAATAGTCGATGGGGTCAGGCGTTGTTTGCAATGTTACGCCCGTTAATGATACGGGGGTTACTAATTGCCAATCCGTGTTGTCGGGGTGCGGCTCCGTTGTGGTATTATTTACTAGTGCCTCCCACCTATTAAGTAGCCACCCCCTTTCCTCACCTATCGGCGTTGCTGTGCCATCCCATTTTGGTACGCTGTAACTCATTATCTTTCAATTACGGTTGCATCGTGATGCTTTTTTGTCAACTCTTCTATAGCCTGTTCGATGTTTTGAAATGGCTTTTCTCTTGATCCGTCACCACCTTTTTTAGCTTTATAGCTTACATAAACCATGTTTTCCATATTTATTAATTTAAGCAATTATTACACGTCTCAAAGTAAACTCTAATTTCAATCTTTGAATCGTCAGTTTTTGCGCTGTGGCTTGGTTGAACCCGTCGTCTAACTGATGCAATCCTGCACCGTCAACGGTCGGCATCCTGTTCAATTCCAGATTCTCCCAGTCCGTTAATGCTGTCACACCGTCGGGCGAATACTGCAAACGATAATCATAAACTACCCTTTGATTTTCTGTATTGTCAGGCAATAAGTCAGGTGTTGTGTCTATGCGTTGATTTGATACACCTTGTTTTGCTGTACCTTCGATATTATAAACGAAGTTCGCTAAAAAGTCAACCATATCAACTGTTATTGGTACACCTAAATCAATAATCAAACTTGTGTAAGTTCCCACATCCTGACCGCTTGCTAAAACGATAGCATTATTAACCATATCAAAAGCCAGATTTGAGGTATTCGCGCTGTCAATATGCGTATTCCATAGCTCCGAAGCTGATAGCCTGTAACCGACTGGCAACGCTCCGATATAAGTACCATTCAGCCCCCCAAATCTTAAACGCTCATCACAATCAGGACGAAGTGTTAAATCTAAATTGTGATAGTCGTCAACATACGGAAAATAGAAGTTGTTGAATATTTCATTTAATTGCGATACGGTTGCACCACTCCCCGATGCATTGCCAAATAAATCGACTTCTGAATAAGATTTGATGAAATATTGTCCATGCGCCTTGAAATCTTCTATTGTTACTCCTGTTGTTTTGCCGTTGATAGGAATTGATGTTTTGACAGTGCCTATTATTACGCAATAATCTGCAGAACTGGCCGTCTGCCGTGATGAAGAAATAGTTAAAGTTAAATTAGAGCAGTTAATTATTATATTGCTATGGAAAAATTGAGAAGTGGTAGCAGCCGGTTGTAGGGCCCCTGAACAATTAATAAAAGTCGCATTTTTAATTCGACTTTCCGCGCCTCCTCTATTAAATACGCAGTCAATAAAAATAGAGCGAAAATCATTTTTCAGGTCGTAACCATCAAAAGAACAGTAAAGAGCTACTGCATCTGTTATGTTAATGGTTCTATTATTAGTAGGGTTAGAAATAGATACAATGTTAATATTAAATAGTCTAACTCTAACCCCAAAAGATAATCCTGAAAAAGTAACAATACCATCTCCAACGATACTAGTTGACTCTGGAGATGAAATAGACATATTATACAATCCCGAATCAAAAACAAACACACCAGATACTTGCTGGAATGCTTTATCCGATGTTGCAAACGGCCTCGTAGGTCCTCCGTGCCCTGTCGGGTTAGTACTCGGATTATATAATCCCACCGCATCCACATCCGTGTCATTGCCATAATACGCACTAACGTACCAACGCGCAGTTAAGCCGTATTTCCATTGCTCAATCCCTGACCATTTTATATTGCTCATAGCTCAATTGTTTGATGTTCTAAGCTCACACTTTTGACTTTGAAAAGTTGTCTGTCATTTGAATTAACAGGATGTACGTATTGATACGATTCAACGATATGCGTACCATCTTCAAGTTGCCAAATTCTACGTGACCACCTACCTGCTTCATCCTTTTCGATTAGAGTAGGTTCGTTTTCGCCTATGTATTCTTCTATATTAAACATATTGTCCTTTTAATGTTATAAAACTGCTTAATTCCCTGTTATAAGCATCTGTAAACGATACTTCAAAAGTAAGTACATCGCTTGCTATGATGGGATAAGGGTAGGTTATCGTAGTGGGTGTTGCGCCATTTTTACCCACCCTTAAATCGCTTATATTAGCGCTTACATCAGCACTTGTAATTGATAGATTGTAGGCGGGTTTAAATGTAAATGTGTCGGTTATTGCGAATGAAATAGGCTGTATATACTCCTTCAACTTCACCACCGTCATCTCGCCCACAGCATCATCCTCAAACTCAATCCCCGCCCCTGCTTTTGCCACATTGCGGGTGGGTAGGGCGGTGCCTGTTGAATCCTCAAATACGTGGCCGCCACCAAGGGTGCTTAGCGGAGTAACCTCAAACGACGATAACACAAAGGGGGCAGCAATGCGCCGAACGATACAAGGGCCGTCAAACGTTATGTTTAAAGCAGCATTTCCGCTGTCGTCAATAATAGTAACGTTACCGGCCTGTGCAAAATTTATAATTGTGTGCAATAATGGGCAAACGACTTCATCGCCTTCTGCAGAATCATACTGCGTAAATACCCGAGCTACGTTAGCAAGCGATATGAACCCGCTCCTTATCCAGCTCCCAATGCCCGGGGCGAAAGGTTTAACCCCCGCCTCACTGCCCTCACTGAACACGTATATAGCCCCCTCGCTCTGAACTGTAACGCTGTGCCCCGTACGCATTCCTGTTAATTCGCGCAGGCGGGTGATATTTTGCACCACCCCGTTGGCCGTATTGCCGCCCGCGACATCAACGGTTGCGCCCTCATTTTTCCAATCGGCAGAATCTTCGGGGCCTACACCCTGCGGGATGTCGGTAAGCGCCAGGTAGATTGCAAACTCTTGAAATTCCGGGTCCGGCGAACTTTCGTTTTTATACGAAACAATACTGCCAGCCTCGTAGCCGCCCGCCTTGCTGGGGTCGTAAAGCGGTGCATCGCCTACGTTAATTGTAGTACTGCCGCTGTTAACGGTGTCAATTAGCTCGTTTAGCTTGGCGCGAACTGCTGCGCCGCCTTCGCCGTTATATATGGGGTCTATTACTGCCATTTTCAAACTCTCCTTATTGGTTCAAAAATCTTTTTTCCCCTGCTGGGGCTTTTTATGTTTTTTTTGTAGTCGGGGTACAGGGAGGCGTTTTGACAAAGGTACATATCAATTAGCGCGAACTCGTCATTTGCGATTTGCAAGGCCCCCCGCTCAAGCCTGCGCAATTCGCCGTCGCCAGCGCTCTCTGCCTCTGACCTGTTTTTTTTGACAATTCCTGTAAAAGTATCCTTCAAATGCTGCTCTGTTACGTATCTGGCATAAACCATATAGGCCAACACAAAGCGTAAACCTGCGTGGGTTATCTCACTCCCGCAATACTCAAGGGTGTCGCCCTCTAAAAGCGCAGTAAAATCTTCGGGGGTGTCTGTAATTTTCGCAGCCATAACAGGGCCTAACAATCGCCGCAGCTCACTACGCACAACCTCGTTTCGAAATTGCGTCCACTCTTCAATGTTGTTGATGCTGCAAGGCTTTACTGCCTGTTGGTGTTCAAAGGATAGTATTTTGTCCATCAAATTAGCTTTAGAGGTGTGATATTCCAGTTATCATTTGTCGCAATCAGCGCGTTATCGCTGTGCTTAAACACCTCCGCAAACATCCGGCTAAGGTGTGACCTATCGTCTGTTGTCATCGCGTTGTAAAAGTTCACGGCCTGCAAGATGCCTTCGCCGGAGGTAGTGCCCAGCTTGCTCTCGTCGTAGTCAATAAGTACGCTTGGCAGGGCCTTGTTGGCCTTGCGGATGCGGTTTGCAATGTTATCGTGATAGCTTTCGAATAACTTATCATTGATATTGCTCTCTATCTTGTCGAGCTTAAACGCGCCTACGCTGCGGACCTCGCCAGTCTCCGGTTCAATTTGGTCACTCATAAGAAGTAAGCGGTCGCCGTCGGCCCCTTGCATCCCTCTAACCTTCTCTCTCAACTTGTCGGCATCGTCGTCGGAATCAGGTTCTTCCACCCTCATAATGTGGCGGAGCATAAAGCCATTGCGCAGCTCCCTATTTTGGTAAATAGACAGCTGCCATTCACTGTCTGCATCCAGATACACGCTGTCAAAGGGCGACAAGGGGTAAAGATATGAGTTGTCAAAAAAGTGGAAATACACCTGCCCGGGGTGCTTGCGCACATCTTTGTCGCATTGGTGCAAAATAGCCTCTGCGCTGGGATTAAAGAGCGGGTAAGTGCGTACGTCCTCTTTTTTGAACTTCTGCCCTTCGTCTTTCGGCCAGTTATCGTAATAGGCCATTTTCGAAATATAGCCGCTGTCGTCCACTTTGTAAAAGCGGCAGTTTTTAAAGGGCAGCACTTCCGGCATCTTGAACTTAAATTCCCCCGTCGGGCGGACCTTTAGCCAAACGCCGTTAAACCTGCTTACGGAAAAAGCCGCCTGCCGGAGAATGTCCTTCATCTTTATTTCCTTACCTCTAATATCCTTGCTTACAACCACCTCATTGATAGCCTCGTTTTCAAAGCCCAGCCCCGTCAAAAAACGCGCGTAAATGTCGGCAACGCTCGACGCGGTTACACTCCCCTGTATCAGCTTTTCGATAACATTAGGGTAGTCGTTTTTTTCACCAAACTGCATAATGCCCAATCCTGACGGGCTTATCTGCCTGTTCAGCTTCGTTATCAACCTGGGGTCTACGTCGCCGTTTAGTACTTTCATTTCGCTTTATTTTTTTGAGGACTTTTTGCGCTTCCTTGGATTTGGGGCGGTGGCTTGAACCGGTACAGGCTCGCCAGCATCATCGACCATTTTAACGGTGTTGGTTGGCTCCTCCGGCAACTTGATAAACATCTCCGGTTTCAAATAGCCCTTTTCAAGAAATGCACGCGCCGTATCATCATCCATATTCGCGTCGCTGTAATGCTTTTGTGCCTTGGCGATAAAAAACACGCCCGGCTTCATTTTGCACGTTTTTGTGGATAATCCTACTATTTTCTTTCTCATTGTTTCGGACTTTAATTTTGTGTAGTAATTTCTGATTGCCTTCTCGCAGCCTCGGGGCTGACCGCCTGCCAGTAAGCAGGTAGAAGCCAATTTTAACAGGTTGAGGGTTAGGCGCGGAGACTTTAAAATAGTCTCCGCGCTTTCGCCCATCAATTCCTCGTACTTTGCAACCATTGTTACTCAACAGTTTCAAGCAGCGCTTCAACAGCTGCCTTTGTAGTTGCGTAATCCGTGTCAAAAAACACGTGATAACTCACGGTACTCTCCTCCTCGGCCTGATTGGTCAGCTCGATAATGCGTTTACCGCTTGCGGTATTTGCACGCATAGTGTCGCTTGACTTATACAGGCCAGTTTGCAGCCCGTAAATTTGAAAGGCCCCGTCACCGTCGGCACCCTTGTTTTTGCGCTCTACGATAACGACCAGGTCGGACAATTCGTCCAACGCTTTAACAGTGTCGCTGTCAATACCCCAAGCCTCAAACTTGACGTATTGATTGAATTTGTCGATGTTGGTATCGCTGGTCACAAGGTCAAATCCGGCATCGATCTCCTTCTTGAAGTTTTCGATTTTGTACGCCTTTGCCCCGTCGGCTAGAGTGATAGCTGTAACAAGGCGAGGGTTGCTTTGGTCGTATGTAACGCTGTCAATCTCCCTCCTGTTGAAGGCGTATGCAATCATTTCGGCGCCAGCAGTAGGAGGCGCGGAGCAATCCTTTAGGATATCGGCAGCAATACCAAAATTGCAATTTGTAGGCATAGCTCTTTTTTTTAAGTTTTAAAATTAGGGGCAGGTGTTACCCCGCCCCGTTAGATTAAGCCTCATCGGGCAGTACGCCGTGAGCAATTACAGCGAGGTACTCCTCAACAAGCACGGCGTCCAGAGTGAACCCGTAGGCCATTTTGTTAACACGCTCATCGCGGTTGTACCAGCTCTCTAACTGGTCGAAGTCGCCTTCATTCAGCGTGCCCACAGGAATGTTGTCCTTTACGGTCAACATAATCCTGTCGGGGCTAATAACGTCGCCACCGGCCTCGTCCAAGAACAAGGGGATGTAACGGTCCCACACGGTCTCCATATTGACGACTGTTTTTCCATCATACTTAATGGTGGGTAGGCCGTTGATGGTATAGTCAACAGTGAAGTTGAGGGAGGCGTCGCGCAGGTTTTTCCGGTAACGGTCCCACACTTTTTTGCTTACCAAAAACATCGCATCGGTTGCAGTGCGCAGGCGGCTGTCGGCAGCTCCCAGCATCGCGTCGAAGGTGTCAATTACAGAGGCTTGCAAGGGCACAGCTTCCAAAGTCCCAGCAGTCTCGGCCGCAAAAGCCTGCTTCCAAATCCCGTCAATAGGGCTGAAAAACTTCACGTGGTCAGCATCAGCTAACCCGGCGACAGATACATCTGCCTCAACCACATCCTTATCTCCAAACCAAG